ACTGGAAATGGCGGAGCGGTATTCCCGAATGTGGTGCCGCTAGAAATGTCGGATGAGATGATTTCCCATTTCGACAGTAGACGTTTTGGGCTTGACTTTGGTTTTGCACTCGACCCGCTACACTATTCGGCTTCTCACTATGACAAGAAGCATAGGGACCTCTATATTTGGGATGAGATAAACGAACTGAATTGCACCAACATAGCGCTTGCAGAACTATTGAAAGCAAAGAAGGATGACATCGGCTTCAACTACATAATGTGCGATGCAGCCGAGCCGAAGTCGATTGCCGAACTAGAAGGATTGGGTGTAAATGTTCTACCTGCCCAGAAGGGGCCAGATTCAAGAAGGTTCTCATATCGTTTCTTGCAGAGCCTTGCGCATATTTACATCGACCCTATTAGGTGCCCAAAGACTTACAAGGCATTTGTACAGTGCGAATACCTAAAAAACAAAGCCGGGGAGTTTATTTCACGATACCCAGAGAACGGAGGAGACGACCCAATCGACTCCGTAAGATATGCCTTGATGGATGATGCCATCGATGCTGGACTTTTCTAATATCCTCATTGGCATTTTCCGTAAAGGAAAAGGATATGATATGAAAGGTAAAGCAATAAGCATAATTGCAGGAGCCGCCGCCATTGCGACTATTGGGATAACATCATTATCTGATGATGATAGTATTGGTTCATCTCGAGAATCAAAAATATCTATAAGGACATCAAGAAACACATGCCGTCTCGAAACCGCATATGCCGTGGGATTGATTCAAGGTTGGCCTGTTATGATATTCGTCAATGAGGATGAAAGCAAGACGAATGCCGCAGATAGATTAGAGTCGCATGTTGGTAAGGGCATATCTAGGATTCTCTCATACAACAAGATTGCGACCCCTCCAAGCGATTGTACTCTAACCTTATTCACTTCCACTAATAGCGGCTCTGGATGGAACATAGCCTATCCTACGGCGGAAGATAAGCAAGCGGCAACAAATGCTTTGATGGCTTCTCATGCCTGCCAAGTAAGGAATGTAGAAAACCTTCCAGATGGATGCATTGTCTCTATTGGATGGCTTTGTTATGTGACTAATGGTTTCTGGAATGTCCACACGACACCGGTTTCCTTTTCTGATATAGCCGCTCTTAAGGGAGGATGGCTTTATCGAGAGAGGCGCTAGTAGAGATTTCTTTAGAATGGAGTCGGCATCGCCTTTGAATAAGAGGCGATGCTTTTGTTCCTACACCCCATTGCAACCCGAAAGCGGTCTATGGTATAATATGTGCCGTCAACGACAAGGAAGAAAAGAAATGCTAGAAGCGGAAATAGACAAAGCAGGGAATCGTATATGCAAGCGATGTCCTTTTATAATCGCAGCACAGAACGAATATCATAAGTTGTGCATGCAAGTGAACCGCAAGTTTGGAGGGATTAAAGGAGTTACGTGTGGGGTAAACGGCTGGGATGAGAAACTAGCGGAAGAATTTTACAATCGGATTGGTCTTGACATTGAGACAGGGCTTCCGGTAGGGGTTGGAGTGGACTCAATACTAGAAGAACTAGAGAAGAGGCTTTCAGATGATTTTGTTTATTATGACAATGTTTGTGTAAGAGGTATTTCACCAACGCACATGGCTATACGAAATTATGCGCATGAGTTGCTTGAATGAATAAAAGAACGGACTCCGAAAAAGGATGAAGACATTAGAGGGAAAGACGATGAAGCAGAATAGACCAAGACTGCAGATAATTAGAGGGCTACCTGGGAGTGGTAAGACTACTCTTGCATTGAAAATGTATCCTCATCTTCTACGGCTAGAGACGGATATGTACTTCTATTCCAAAGGGGCATACCGGTTCACGCTTTTGAGGAATGAACTCGCAGTAGACTGGTTTAGGGAAGAAGTAATGAGACTCTGCGGCCATGACATTGATTTCGTTGTTACTGGCGTTTTCGCAGCCCATACTGAAAGACTGGATTTTGTAATAGAGGTGGCACTTTTCGCTGGATATGATGTGTACATCAAGACCCTTACAACGCAGTTCAAAGGTATTCATGCTGTTCCAGAGGAGCACTTTAATGCGATGAAGGCGAACTTCCTTCCTGAGAAGGAACTCAAGAAGATGTTTCCTCGAAAAGACTTTCCTCAAATCCATTTTGGGCTAATGGACAAGGGAATGGAACTAACCCATTTGAAGAAACCAAGAAGGAAATGATTTTATGGGATTACTTTCAGTAATATTCAATACAAGGTATAGCAAGTATCCGATGTTCCTACAGTATGTAAGCGGAACACATCATGTAAGCGGTGAAGACTATCTTTGTGCGAGGGGGATGCTACAGGAGGGAGACATAATCCTTAGAGGACATGATAACTATCTGAGCAAGTTTATTGTTCCTGGCAAGTATAGCCACAGCGGTATTTATCTAGGCAACGACAGAATTATACATTCGACGGTTGAAGATGGTGTGCATGAGTCCAATCTGATAGATTTCATGAGATGCGATCGGTTTTTGGCATTGCGCCCTACCTGTGGTCAGAACGGAATATTATTTGCCGCAAAGAAGTATCTTGGGAAGCTATATGACAATGAACTCGAGGATGATGATGATGAATACTATTGTCATGAGTATGTCGCTACAGTTCTTAATGAATGCAATTTTGAGATAGAGAAAATCCATGCTTCTACGCTATTGGGGTTAGTCAAGAAAGACATCTATTGCGAAGAAAGTTTTGTCAACAACTGTCATCTGTTCAAGCTACTTGAAATCGACTGGAAAAAACAAACAAGAGAGAAAGAATACAACTGATGAAAGATCGCGACAGCATTATCGAGGTCAAAGGGACAATAGCAAAAATCCTTTCTGGCTCCATGTACAAGGTGCAGATGGATAATGGGCTTGAAATCCTAGGTCATCTGTCTGGAAAGATGAGGAAGTTTGGCATTAAAATCGCACTGGGCGACATGGTTCAGGTTGAACTCTCTCCATATGACCTGACAAAGGGACGAATCACATATCGGCTTAAATCATAATGTTAAGCGAACTGTATTTAGGTGATTGCCTCGAAATTTTGCCGTCTATACCAGATGGAAGTATAGACTGCATCATCGACGATTTGCCATATGGAGTCACAAATAGGGGGAGCGAAGCTGGAAGATGGGATAATGTGATTCCGCTTGATGAACTGTGGAGGCAGTTCCTTCGAGTGGCAAAAGAAGATGCTGCGATTATACTCTTTTCTCAGGGGATGTTTACGGCTCAGTTAATGATGTCGCAGCCTAGGCTCTGGAAGTATAACCTAATCTGGCATAAGAATAATCCAACAGGATTCCTCAATGCAAATAGGATGCCGCTTCGGGAGCATGAGGACATCTGCGTGTTCTACCGCAAGCAGCCAATCTTCAATCCGCAGATGAAGCCATGTTCTAAGGATGATGTTGTCCATAGTAGAGGAAGACTAGCGAACCCTATAACGAACAATGTCTATGGGAAGAGGGTAGAACTTCCAAGCAAGGTGAGAACTGAAAAATGTCCAACGTCGATATTGCATTTCAACAAGCCACACTACAAAGGGCAGCACCCGACAGAGAAACCGGTTGAATTGTGTAGATGGCTCATTCGTTCTTATACAGACGAATGCGACACTATTCTCGATGCTACTATGGGGTATGGGACAACAGGGGTAGCGGCGGAGATTGAGCATCGTGGGTTTATAGGTATCGAGAAGGATGTAGCATATTTCGAGATAGCAAAGAATAGAATGGAAAAAGCCATTGCAACACCAAAGCAAGGAAACTTGTTCAGATGAGGATAACGACCCAGAGACAGAATCAGTTTGGAGGAAATGACTTTTTTTATAGCATACAATGCGATGTGTGCGGAGAGTTCCTAAAGACAATTCCGAGGAAGAACAAGCCTATGGAGATTATCGAGTTCCGCACTTGCGGAGAAGAGACTTTAAGTGCAATTGCTAGAGGATGGCTAGTAGAAGGCAACACCGCTATCTGCGAAGTGTGCTTGAAGTCGATAGGAGAATGAAGATGAATGGCAAAATAGGAATAGCGGTTTGTTCATTGGCATGCTCAATGTCCATGCTTGCTAACAATGCTCAGTTGTGGACAAAGGAAGACATCGTATATGCGGTAGCACCAAAGACTGCAATAGGGTTTTCTCAGGAGAACCGCATAGGGATAAATGAATGGAATGATGGGAAGAAGCACCTTGATGAAATACATGTTGCTCCGTCAGTTGACTATCTAGTTCTCAACTGGCTCTCAATTGGAGCAAATTACCGACATGTTCTCATACGGAACGGGAGCGATGCTAGATATACGAACGACAGACGCCCCGGTATAGACATAGCATTGAAGAAGTCTGTATACGGAATATCGCTGCTCAATCGCTCTAGGTTCATTTGCCGCATTCCAGAAGGTGAGAACCCATACTTTAGATATCGTAACCTATCCAAGGTGTCATATTCTCTTGGTGACTTCTCCCCATTTGCATCTTACGAATGGTACTACGATGAGGGAAGCCATCAGCGCCCATATCGGAAGAACGATAGGTTCAGCCAGCAATGGATTTCGTTCGGAATCGACTACAAAGTGTGCAAGAACATTAAAGCCACTCTGTACTATATGCTCACAGAGAACAAGAATAGAATAGAACACAACTGGTATCCGGGGCATGTGATTGGGATAGGAATAGCGATGTCTTTCTGATAGAGGATAGACTAGATGTTGGTTCATAGGTTTATAGGGCTGTCGGAGATAAAAGCACTTCTCCAAGAAGGAGTTGTAAGACCATTACCAGAGAATGGAAGAAGATGTCTTTACTTTTTTGACAGCGAAGAGCATGAGTGTCCTAGCTATCAATTGGAATATTTCTATGGTGTAGTAGGTGAGATATACTCTCACAACCAAAGAGAGAGATATTTCTTCTTGATTCATTGCGATATCCCAGAAGATAGATTTCAGGTTGTGTGTGAAACTTATGCAGATCCAGAAGGTAGTTGGTTTGACACGATAGGTGTTGAAGAACTACATCTGTTTGGTGAGTATAGGAAGGAATCCGTAAAGGCTATTGAACTTTATTCCGACCACTATTTTGGATTCAAACTACATTCGTCTTATGAGACGATAGAAGAAGCTTATAAATTCTTGAAGGCCAACAATGTGGATTGATTTGGAAAAAAATGAGGTTGGTTGTCCCTCCCCGATTCGAACGGGGAACATGGGGATCAAAGCCCCGTGAGTTGCCATTACTCCAAGGGACAATAGATTGGTGGAAGTGGCGAGGCTCGAACTCGCGACCCATGCATTAAAAGTGCATTGCTACTGCCAACTGAGCTACACTTCCAAATGGTAGGCGTGGTGGGACTTGAACCCACAAAATCCCCGGATTAAGAATCCGGTGCATTGACCAGTTTTGCTACACGCCCATTGAAATGGCAGGGAATACTCGATTCGAACGGGTACTAAAGGATTCGTAGTCCCTCGTGCTATCCATTACACCAATTCCCCATTGGGGAGACACCTGGGGGTTGAACCCAGAATTGAAGAGTCACAATCTTCCGTGTTACCGCTACACTAGTGCCGCCATTAAAATTCAAGTGCAACCTTATATGGTTGATTCATGCTCTTTCAATCATAAAAGGTTGATGGTGGCGGAAGGTGGATTCGGACCACCGACCAACGCCTTATGAAGACGCTGCACTAACCGCTGTGCTACTCCGCCAAAGCGGATGCCGCAACTGGACTTCTCCAACAACGGCATCGGATTCTCTTCCTACAACATGGTAGGGGAGACGATATGGTGGCCAGTCGTGGGATCGGACCACGGACGCCCTGCTCTTCAGGCAGTCGCTCTACCACTGAGCTAACTGGCCTCTAAATTAGAATGGTTGGAGCGGTCAGACTTGGACTGACGAATGCTGCCTTATCAGGGCAGTGTGTTAACCAACTTCACCACGCTCCAATAAAATAAATTTGGAGGTCGGTCACGGTTATGCTCCGCACTATGAGGTTTTGCAGACCTCCGCCTATGCTACTCGGCCAACCGACCTTAAAATGGCTGCCCACCTAGGGTACGAGCCTAGAACCTTCGGGGTCAGAACCCGATGCACCGCTTTGTGCTAGTGGGCACTAAAAAAGTTACAAAGAGATTGTTTCAAATATGGGTTAATTAAGACCTGCAATTTTAGATGCTCTTCTGTAATTGAAAGACTTTGGTAACCGTTTTAGGGAAGGGACCTGATATGTCTCATCTACATTCAACCATCTCCATAGGAAATTCCGGTAAGTCTTCAATATCCCATTACAACACTTCATCACACAAACCCTTTCAAAGCCATAATCTCTTGTAGCTGTAGCACTCTCAAAACACACGATAGGGATTCCATCCAATGTTGACATCATTACACGTTTTGCATGGTTATTTGTGTGAATGTTCCAGTAATTCCTAGACCTCTTAATTTTGGAATATACAGTTTCAGGGGATTGTTTCTTCCCCTTGAAATGGTTTCTAGTGTGCTCACTTCGATCAATTAGTTCTAGGTTCTCAATCCGATTATCGCTTTTGATTCCATTTTTATGATGAACATCTTTCCCTCTTACTGCATCTTCTCCCCAGTATTTAATTGCAATCAGGCGATGCTCATCAATTCTCTTTCCGTGAATTTTGAGACTTTTGTATTTGTTTGGTGTTCCGTCTTTCTTTTTCATGTTGCACCTATAAAATTACCGCTGCTATGCGGTAAGATGCAGAACGATAAGTTCTGGGCGCATAGCAGACGGCAAAAAGAGTGTTACTGTTTCTCATAGCATCTTACCTCTAATGAGTGGAACAGACAAAAGTATATCATATTCAGATTGTGCTGTCTATGATGAATCCAAAAAAAAATGGTGGCCTCGGTCGGATTCGGACCGACACTGTAATGTTCCTAAGACATTCGACTCCTGCCGTTGGTCTACGAGGCCGTGAAATGGTGGAGAAGGACGGATACGAGCCGCCACTTGTAGCATTCTGAGTGCTATGCCTCTGCCAGTTGGGCTACTTCTCCAATAGGAAGCCTATAGGGAATCCGCTAGACATCATAGCCTTTTATGGGGATTCGAACCACCACCGCACGGCTTTATTGATTATAACCGTGTCCTTCTCATATAGGGACATTAGATGTCATTGCCCCCAGGAGACGTGACTGCCTTTTCACCAATTCTCATTCCTATAGACAACCGAAAATGGTAGGAGTGGAGGAAGTCGAATCCCCAAATCCGTGTTATTTTGAGTAACACCGCTCTGCCATTGGCGTACACTCCCATAATGCTCATCATGGTCAACCACTCGCTGCCCACCATACTCTGACTTCAAGTAATGCCATGCTTAATGCAGCACCTCTAAAATCATTTCTGCCTTAGCCTTGTCCGTTGCGATGAGCAAAATCGTTGGTAGGGGCAGTGGGACTCGAACCCACACTGTACGGGGTTTAAGCCCGTTGCCTGCTGCCGATTGGGCTATGCCCCCAAGTGATAAACTTGGGCAGATTTCAATGAGTTCTGACGGGGGAATCGAACCTCTTCTCGACCTTAACGAGAACTAGCCACCAGGCTTCAGAACTCATCACGGCTCTGCTATGACCGTCTTGCAAGAAGAACTCAAATGGTGTGCTGTGACGCTAAAGGATACCTGCTAGCTCACCCGGTAAGTCTGTACGATTAGACCTTAATCTCTATGCATCATCTCACAGTTTACCCCAAATCGGGACTGCGAACGTCCGTCTCCTCTCACTGTCTTTAGGTTTGCACCGATGCATAGAGTCCACTCATTATAAGATGGCTGCCTCTAAGCCTACTTTCCATTTGAGTAAAGATGGCGGGGTGTACGGGATTCGAACCCGTGAAATACCGGATCGACAGTCCGGCGGCGTAGACCACTGGCCCAACACCCCAAGATGGCGGAGAGGACACGTTCCGACCGTGCGTGGGAGTTACCCCGCTTCGTTTCCAGCGAAGCCTGTTTGCCAATTCCAGCACCTCTCCTAATATCAAAATGGCGGAGTTGGGTGGATTCGGACCACTACGGGGACTTTCGACCCCTACTGGCGGTTTAGCAAACCGCTGCCTTACCAGATTAGGCTTACAACTCCAAGAATGGCGGAAGAGGAGAATTCCGAGATCTCACACGGCATCGCTACCGTTACTAGCGGTTTTCAAGACCGCCCCCTTGCCTTTAGGGTTACTCTTCCAAATGGCGGAAGGGAGGGATCTTGAAACCCTACACGAGGTTTCCCCCGCTACTAGCGGTGTTCGAAGCCGCTTCCTTGCCTTTAGGATTACCCTTCCAAAATGGTGGGCCTGAGAGGATTCGAACCTCCACGCCGAAGCACTACCACCTCAAGGTAGCGTGTACTGCCAATTTCACCACAGGCCCATGAAAATCACGATGGCATCTCCATTGGGATTCGAACCCAAGTTATCTGGCTGAGAACCAGATGTACTAGACCCCTATACGATGGAGACTTCTTATGGCACGGGCGACGGGACTTGAACCCGCATTGCATTTCTGCTCTGCCTTGAAAGGGCAGTGGCTATACCAATTTGCCTACACCCGCATTAGAAATAGCATTGATTCGTGTCTTAAGCTCTATAGAAGGAGGAACTTTATCAACATATTTCCAGATAAATCCTTTTTCCTTCTTACGGATTCCTTTGCAACAGTCCTTTACATGAGGTCTGTCGAACCCATAGTATGACACAGCAGAACAAGACTCATAGACGGCTAGCAGGACACCCGATAATGAAAACTGTCCTACCATCTTCTTATTATTCATTGTATGTGTTTTGAAGTAATTCAATGTTGCGATAGACAACTTCTTTCTAGTCTCTTCGGGAAGTGTTCGCCCTAACATATGCTTTTGTGAATGGCGAGAACGAGGAATCAATTCAAGATTTTCAATCCTATTGTCTAACTTATCCCCATTCTTATGATGAACGTCCATTCCTTTGCAGGCTTCCTCTCCCCAGTGCTGTATAGCCACAAGACGATGTTCGTCAATTCGTTTGCCGTTGACTTTTCTTGCTTTGTATTGGTATTTCATAACGAAAAATAAAAGTCCGTAATGCGATGAGAGCCGCATTGAATGCGGGCGCATAACGGACAAATGGTTGTTGAACTTCATAGGGCTCTCATCTCCTATTGGTAGAACGAGTGGTAGTATACCACAAACCATGCCGTGATGGCAACTACAAAATGGTCGTAGGGGGAGGATTTGGACCTTCGGTGTTTACCACATGGGTAGCAGTTTTACAGACTGCCCTGTTCGGCCAACTACAGAAACCCTACGAAAAAATGGCACGCATCGCAGGACTCGAACCTGCACTCCCTTACGGGCTCATCGGTTAACAGCCGAGGCCGATACCATTCCGGACAGATGCGTATTAGAAAGTCCCAATCAATTTGCTGCGGTATCCTCTACAACCCATTAGACGAACGGCTTTGTCAAATGAGCAAAAACAATAGCCGTGACGGTTTTGACCCGACATCTCCGCAAGCTACGCTAGACAAGGGCGATTGGGTGTCCCTTACCTAGGTTATTCATCTTCTTCCAATTTTCAAAGAGCTAGTAGTAGAAACAATCAGAGCGGTTCCGCTTTCTTTTCTTGCGGGGCCGCTCTTCGCTTCTTGCTACATTTGGATGACTTACTCACCTAGAATGTTCGCGACCCCGCACAGGCACTATCTTCGCGATAGGACAACTGGCAGCGCTCAATGCTATTAAGGCAAAACGATAGATGCTGCCGGTTGTCCGACAGTTTCCATGACTTGTTTTGCTTCATAGCGAACATAGTAGGTTTTCTTTCTTCTTTATCCATGCCAACCAGACAATCGGGTTGCACCCGCAAACCTTCTTGTGTGGTCAACGGCGCATATTGTACCACAGTCAGATTTGGCTGACAAGGGGGTGTGGAAGTTTTTTTTTCTTTTTTTTTCAACGAGCAATTTTCATACCCTCTTGAAAGCCGGATGAGGGATGTGGTATAATGTCGGCCGTCAAGGAACAACAAGGAAGACAATAGACAAGAATGAACATGAAAGACTTAAGAGAGATGAGGAAAAGCAAGGAAGCCCCTAAGTGTGGGTTCTGCGGGAAGTCTACAAATGATGGTGCAAACGTAGTCGTGGCCTCAAATGGGTTGTCAATCTGCGA